ATGACAATTAAAATTAATGCAGATACATCAGACGGATTAAAGTTTGTATCAGATACAAGTGGTGCTATAGATTTACAGTCGAATGGCACAACAAAAGCATCATTAGATGCAAGTGGTAATCTTAATTCTGTTGGAAAACTGTCATCGACAGCACAATCACAAGTAGAAGCTGTTAATACACCTGCTCAAGTTACAGTAAATAGTGCAACAGCAACATCACTAGCTAGTGTATCAATCACAACGACTGGAAAACCTGTAATGCTTACAGCTTGTGGAGAATCAAATCCAGGACAAACAGGGGGTTGGTTTTATTACAGACTTTATAGAGGTAGTACAGAAATAGGAGCAAGGCATAAAGCAGAAAATGGTGGTGTATCATCTCAGAATTATGTTTTTGCTATAACTCACATTGATACACCTGCAGCAGGAACTTACACTTATTCGATACAAGCATATCAAGGTAGTGGAACTCATGTATTTGGCGAAGATGGAGATGTGGAGGGTGCTGTAATAACAGCACATGAAATATTATGAGTAGTGTAATAGCAAAAGCAATTTTAAGATTAGAACCAAACGCACAATTTGCTATATTTGGTGGTAAAGATGATTATACAATTAGATGGGATAGCAAAGATATAACACAACCAAGTCAATCAGATATAGATGCAAGTATTGTTGAGGTAGAAAAGTTAGATTATCAATTAAAAAGGTTAAAAGAATATCCTGACATTGGCGACCAACTAGATGACCTTTATGCAAAAGGAGCTTTCTCAGACGAGATGGCAGCAAAGATTAAAGCAATCAAAGACAAATACCCTAAAGGATAAATTATGGCATTAACATTACATGGTACAGTATCAGATAACACAGTAGCTTTAGATAGAAAGACTGCTACCCCAATCATAATTAATGGCGATATGCAAATAGCACAAAGAGGTACAAGTAATTCAGGTGTTACAAGTGAGGGATATCATAATGGTCCTGACAGGTGGAAACTTGTGCCACTAGGAACTGTTACAATATCTCAATCGACAGACACTCCAACAGGACAAGGATTTAAAAACAGTTATAAGATTGATGTAACAACTGCTGATACAAGTTTAGCATCAGGAGATAACAGTAGGTTCATGACTTTTTTAGAAGGTCAAAATTTACAAATGTTTAATAAAGGTAATTCAGGTGCAGAAAATTTTACGATAGCTTTTTGGATTAAAAGTAGTAAAACAGGCACTTATGTAATGGAACTTGTAGATGATAATGATAGGCATTGTTGTAAAACATACACAGTATCTAGTGCAAATACTTGGGAGAAAAAAGTTGTATCAATACCTAATGAAACATCAAATGCAATAGATGATGATAATACTTTAGGTCTACAAGTATATTGGTGGTTTGCAGGTGGTAGTGATTTTACATCAGGCACACTAGCAACAGCATGGGCTAGTAAGACAAGTGCTAATCGAGCAGTTGGTCTTAATGTAAACTGTTATGACAGCACAGATAATGAAGTTTATATAACAGGCATACAAATGGAAGTTGGTGATTTTGATTCTAACAGCATACCTGACTTTCAGTTTGAAGATGCAGGTACAAGTCTAGCTAGATGTCAGAGGTATTATTTTAATTTAGTCGAAGGCAATAGTTTAAATTTCGCATCAGGTGCATATTACAATGCTAATTTATTTGCAGTTCATATACCATTTCCTGTAACAATGAGGTCAGCACCATCAGTAGATAAAGATGTAGGAACAAGTTTTTTCAATATACTTGCAAATAATACTGCTGATGCCTGTGATGATTTGTCGATAACGAGAGCAACAACGACAGGGTGTGCATTAGATTTTTCAGGTAATGTTTCAGGCACACAGGGACATGGTGGTGTGATGGCAACAGGAAATTCAGGTGCAAAGATAGCATTTGAATCGGAGTTATAATGGAAGTTACATCAGCAAAATATTATAAAGATGTATCAACAGATACAAACACATCTATTGAGGCAACGATCAATGGAAAAAAATATAGTGTTCCAATAGACACAGACAACACACATTACCAAGCTATACAAGAATGGGTATCAGCAGGTAACACAATAGAGGAAGCAGACTAATGGCATTAGTAATTAAAGGATCAAGTTCAGGACAAGTAACAGTAGATGTTCCAGCAAGTGCTGGTACAAATACTCTCGTTCTACCTGCTGAATCTGGAAACATTTTAACCAATGATACAACAGGGACAATAGTTCAAGTAATTTCTGCTACTGATAGTTCTAACGTAACTAGGGCTTCTACATCTTATGGAAGTCTAACTCTCAATGCATCTATAACACCTATAAATTCATCGAACAAAATTCTTTGCCTGTTTAGTGGTGTAATAGAAGTTACAAGTGGTGGTCGTGCAAATCTATGTTTAAGCAGAGCAATAAGTGGTGGGGCAACAACAGAAGTAAGAGGTGGCAGTTCTTTAACGAGAGAACAAGATACTTCAAATACTAATGTTGGAGCTCATTTCACTTTTGTAGATTCACCCTCAACAACATCAGCAACGACTTACACATTACATGGCAAAACAGAAAATGGTAATACGCTTACTTTAGTTGGTGGAGGTGCTATATCTACATTAACACTATTAGAGGTTGTCGCATGAAGTTAGGAAAAGCAATAAAATTAATAAATCCAAGTGCTGAATTTACTTATGATAATGAAGATTACGATTCAATAGAATGGTTAAATGATACTACACCTATATCAAAAGCAGATATAGAAGCTAAATATACTGAAATTGAAGCACAAGATAATAGAAGAAAAGAATATCCAAGTATTGCAGACCAACTAGATGACATCTATCACAATGGTATAGATGATTGGAAAGCAACAATCAAAGCAGTCAAAGATAAATACCCAAAGGAGTAACACATGGGATTAGAAACAGGAACATATATAGACAGTCTTAACAGCTCAAACCCTACAGCAGGTGATGCCGTATCTGAGGGTGATGACCATTTAAGATTAATCAAATCGACAGTAAAAGCAACATTCCCAAATTTATCAGGTGCTGTAACAAGTACACAGGCAGAATTAAATTTACTCGATGGTGTTACGGCAAACACTACAGAACTTAATTATGTAGACATAACAACACTTGGAACAGTAGAAGCATCAAAAGCTGTAACTGCCGATGCAAACAAAGATGTAACAGCTATACGAAACCTAACTATTACAGGTGCATTATCAGCAGGTAGTGGGCTTGTAACAATGGCAGAGATATATCCTGTAGGATCTATTTATATCAATGCCGCAGTAACAACTAACCCTGCGACTTTATTAGGATTTGGTACATGGGCAGCGTTTGGTTCAGGCAGAATGATGGTTGGTTATAACGCAGCAGATAGTGATTTTGACGCATTACAAGAAACAGGTGGTGCTAAAACTCATACATTGAGTATTGCTGAAATGCCATCTCACAATCACAATAACCCTAAGGGTGTAAAACCACCTTTCAACTCTAATGATGTAGATATTACAGGTGGTAATGGAACAACTCTTGCTGACAACATAGTAACAGACAATACTGGTGGAGGTGGAGCTCACAACAACATGCCACCATACATCGTTGCATATATGTGGAGAAGAACTGCATAATGGCAACATTTGTAGCACCTGCACCTAAAGGTCTAGTAAAAGATACAAACAATACTGTATTGCCACCTGAATTTTATTCAGAAGCATCTAATATAAGATTTGCAGATAGTGCAGCTAAAAAGATTAAAGGACATGACCAGGTATTCGGCACACCAACAGTAGCCCCATATTTTGTTATTAACTGGGCAACAGGCACAAATGTATACTGGTATTATGCAGGAACAGCAAAGATTTACAGACAAAGTGGTAGCTCAACACACACAGATTTTACAAGGTCATCAGGTGGAGATTACTCAACTAACTTAACTTCGATAGGAAACTGGACAGGAACTATTTATAATGGTTTACCTATTCTATGTAATGGAGTAGATGATCCACAAGTATTAGCTACAGTAAGTGCAAGTAATTTTAGCGATTTAACTAACTGGCCATCTAATACAACTTGCAAAACTATAAAAGCATTTGGTAACTATCTAATGGCACTCAATCTTACAGAAAGTGGTACAGAACTTCCTAACAAAGTTAGATGGGGAGATGCGGCAGAAAACTTTGCATTACCTTCTTCATGGACAGCTTCAGCAACTAATGACGCAGGTTCTATAACCATAGGTGATGAATCAGATTTTATTGTAGATGGATTGGCTCTAAAGCAATCATTTATTATATACAAAGAAAACTCTACATGGTTAGCCCAATACATAGGGGGAAACCTTGTATTTAGTTTCCAAAAACTATTTAACGATACAGGCGTATTGACAAGAAACTGTATAGCAGAATTTGACGGAAACCATTTTGTGGTAACTCAAGGTGATTTAATCGTACACAATGGAGTATCTAAAAAGTCTGTAGCTACTGATTTAATTAAAAGACAGCTATTTGATGACATTAATAGTGCCTACTACAACTTAACATTTTGCACACACAATGTTCAACAATCTGAGATGTGGGTGTGTTATCCTAGTATCGGTTCACAATATTGCAATAAAGCACTAATTTATAACTATGTTAATAACTCATTTACTTTTCGTGATTTGCCTAATATTTATCACATTGGTCCTGGAATTGTAGATCCTGGAGCAACATCTGTTGTTTGGTCTGGACAATCTATGACATGGACAGCTTATAGTGGTACATGGGGAGATAGGCAATATAATCCAACAGAAAGGTCTATTCTTATGGCAGGTGTAGCAGATACTAAACTGTATCGTGGAGATTTCGGGCAACAGTTTGCAGGTGAAAACTACATCACAACC